TGGCGCCAATGCAGCGCAAGGTCAGGCAAATTCAGCTTTACTGCCTGCCAAAATGTGAAATAGGCTACAATACGGGTATTCTCTATTCTCCCCCACGGCATTTCATGTCCCAGCTCGATTTAAATTTAATTGTCCTTCTGGTTTTACTGGCCTGCGGCATTTTCAGCCACAATACGGCTGTCACCATTGCGGCCGGGGTCTTAATTGTTTTCCGGATTACGCCCTTAAGCGAGTTTTTTCCCTATCTGCAGCAGCACGGCCTGAACATCGGCATCATTATTTTAACTATTGGTGTGCTGACGCCGATTGCCAGCGGCAAAATTCCCGGCGAAGCCATCTTTAAATCTTTTTTAAGCTGGAAATCGCTGCTGGCCATTGCGATTGGGGTATTTGTGGCGTGGCTGGGCGGACGCGGCGTAAAGCTGATGTCCAATCAGCCGGACATTGTTGCCGGCCTGCTGATTGGCACAGTCGCAGGCGTTGCCGTGCTTCGCGGCGTGCCTGTCGGGCCTTTGATTGCAGCCGGCATACTTTCCCTGCTGGTGGGCATTGGCCAATAAAGGCATCCGCAAAAACTGCTGATGTGTCTGACACAGATGGCGGATTGGGCGCAATGTGCAGGGAATAAAAAGCTAGAGGCTTAGGAAGCTAAAGAGGATTTTCACGGATCAGTTTAAGCAAACTCAGGCATAAATTATCATACCGACGATTAAAGCGGCACTCCGTTTCCTAGATATGCAGATAAAACAGCTTTTTATAAATTTCATTGGATTGAATCAGACCTTTCTTAGCATAGCCCCAGAATAAATCTATGCCGTTAATATGGCATTCTCCGCAGGCAAACTCGCCACTGCTGTGGTTAACTCTTCGGGCAAGTTGATAGCGGCCTTGCCGTGTTGGGCATTGAGGCTTTGCGGAATGCGGTCGCCGTTGGTCAGCGCCATCAGTTTTGATGCTTCAATTAGCGCCAAGTGATGGGTGTCTGTATTTGGATTGACTTTGCTATTGAGCACGGCGGGACTTTTGATGCCCAGACGGGGGCAAGTGCGTTTGCTCCACCTTTGTAGTCGTGCACAGTGTGATAGCAGCATCTAATATGTTCATAACGGCTTCCTTTGAACGTGTTTATTAAGTAACTGGCTTACTAATATTCAGTAGTGTAAAGGAATCCTGTAATTCAATCCAAATTTCTCCATAGCAATCGGGAAATAAATTTTTACGAGTGGTTATACCTTTTTCTTCAGCTATAACTGCCAAACGAATTTTTCTATCGACTGGGATTAATTTCCAACCACTAACTGAGGAAGGTTTGATACCTAACATTCGAGCTACGGCATTACACCCACCTAAAGCTTCTATTAGTTGGTTGTCTGTCATTGTTAGTTCCTAATTTTTCCCAACCAATTATTAGGCATTCCTTATTTTTTATCAATAGGAATACCTAATTTAAATCATGTTAGGATTGCCTAACTATTTGGATCAGATTATGAAAACATTAGCTGAACGTCTTAGATATGCAATGGAAGTATTACCATCAAAGAAAATTAAAGGGGTTGATCTTGCTCGTGCTGTGGGTGTGAAACCACCATCTGTTAGTGATTGGCTAAGTGGAAAATCTAAAGCAATGGAGGGAGAAAACTTACTAAAAGCAGCTAAATACCTAGGAGTTAGTCCTCTTTGGCTGGCTACTGGAAAAGGTGACCACGAACTCGAATTTATAGACTTAGATATTCAAGATCCTAATTTAGACACTCCAGAACAAGATTATTATTTGGACAATTTATATCAGTTAAATAATAAAATAGAAAAGTTGGTTCTCAATGGATATATCACTAAAGATCAATTAAATATTATTGATGGAATGATAAGCGGTATTAATTCAACTATTGACGCTTGGGTTCTATTAAAAAAGAAGTAGATTTAAATTATTTAAGGAGTGAAATAATATAACCTCACTCCTTATTAGCTTTTAGGTTGTAGTTTTCTTTGTTTTTTTCATTAATACAAAGTCTTTAATTTCTTCTAAAACAAAAATTAAATGATGACTTGTATCATGAGAAATCCATTCAGAGTGCCCACCCTTAATACATTTCAATGCACATAATTCAATCTGTGCATCCCCCCAACTATAAGAAGGATTCTTATAGTAAGTTGTAGACATGAGACGTTGTGCCAATGCCCACATTTGCTCGCCTTTCACACCTTTACGCATAGAATGGCCACGGACAATATAAAAATGTTTCTCAATTGTGTAACGTATCTTTCCATTTGCATCAGGTGCAATTCCACCTTCATTAGAATTTGGTCCTCGAATTCCATAATCTCCATAAATTAATGGACAATCATCATTTATGGACATTTTATTTTGCCATAACAACATTTCTTTTCGCTGAACTTTACCGTCAGAATTCTCATTTTTTACTGCTAAGTTAATCGATGAAGGAATCGAGCAACCAGCCGTTACAAAAAATTTAAAACCATAGGGCTTTAATAAATTAATCAGTCTATCTACTGTCTGATTCATTTCAGTTAAATCATGTTTGGTAACATCACCAAAATCAATTAAAACTGAGCAATTAGATGCAGATAAAGTTAAATCACTTAATATAGTTTCAATATTTGTTTTGAAGTAAGCAGGATCATGACTGTCCTCAAATGCGATATCTTCTAAACGAAGACAGAAATAAGGTACTTTAGATAGATCTAAATTTTGCAATGCTACCTTATATTCCGTAAAACCCCATCGATCATAACCAATAACGGGTATTACGTTAACACCTAAACTTTCTAATCTATTCAAAGCATAATCAAGGACATGTTCGCCTGTACTGATAGTTGCTTTAGGATCCCAATGAAAATTATCAATCATTGCAGGACGTCCATTCCAAACGGTATTAATCCTGTCAGTGACTTCATCTAAATATGATTGAGTTATATCTGCTACATTTTTAAATCGAGCAGCATTTCTTATTTGATCATTTATTTTTGTGATTTCAAATAGTGGAGTAACACCTTTTAAATCACTAGGTTTTGCATGAGTCAAAGCTTCCGCTTCACTCTTCATTGCTTTTAATATTGGTACATATACAGGTAATGTCATGATCAAGCCTCCTGACAGTTTAAATTTGTTGAATCAATTAAAAACTTTTTGACTTGACCTTGCCCAATCAAATCATTAAACAGCGCATAATTACTTAAATCCTTTCTCAATTTTCCAGCTATAATTGCAGGATGAATACGTAATTCTTGAGCTAACTTCTCAATATTCGCTTTACTTGGGTTTCGAAATGCCTCAGTTCGGCGCCAAATACCTCTTGGAATGAATGCTTCTGAAGCTAATCTATTAGCTTCTGCTTCACGCCTGTCCTCTGTTGAAACATCTAAATTATCTACAAAAGCATCTTCACCTCCCAAATGTTTCCATACATGAACTACTTCATGCATTAAAGTAAACCAAAAGTTATCCAAACGATCATATCTTAAAGTTAATCCGATAATTGGAGTTCCATCTTTATCTCTTAAAGCGGCCCCATCTAACAGTGTGCCTTTCAATGCCGGTTCAATAACAACAATAATACCTTTATTATTTAACCACTCGACAGCTGTTAAAGGACCAAATTCTGACCAACTTAATTGAGCTAACTCCCTTAAGGATGATGCTGAAAAATCATCGATATGAAAGTCTTTTACTTGTGATTTTTTATCTCTAGCAGATAAGACAACTCTTGCTAACCATGCTTGAAGTGCATATCGAGAAGTAGGTGTATCAGCATCACCTGATAGTCCTCTTCTAAATGCTGTTGCTCCAAAAAACAATCCAGCTTGTTCTATGTAATATTTTACTGCATGAGCTTTAATATCTTTATCAGCTTTTTTCTTATTCTCACCTAAATTTAGCCAATTTCTTTTCACCATTTCATTAATAGGAAATTTAAGCCAATCTACATCACTATTATCGATTTTCTCTTCAATTTCACTAAGCCCTAATAGTGTTTCCGCAGATAAACCTAAACCAATGGATAATTTTTTAATCATTTCCACTGTTAAACTACGCTTTCTATTTAATATTTCAGAAACACGGCTATTCGAACCTAAATATGGTACTAAGTCAGCTTGTTTTAAACCTTTTTCCTGCATCCTAAACAAAATTGCATCAATCGGATCAGGTGCTTCGATAGGAAATTTTTTATTTTCATAATCCTCAATTAAGATAAGTAATACGTCCAATCTATTACTTTCAGGACTACCAATTTCTAGCTCTTTTGCTAGTAATGATTGTACTTCTTCAAGATAAGCTTTGTGCTCATCGCTTGTACGAATCACTTTGATTTCTTGGTTTTGCATTTTTAGCCCTTTACATCTTTAACAATTACAACGTGGCGGGAAAAAACAATTTGTGCACAGATTACCCAATTGGTTCCATTCCCGACTGAAAATTCAAAACAACCCTCTTTATTAAGAGTTGCTTTAGGAAACTGTTGTAGTACATCATTTATATGATGCCAATGTGCGGTAAGAATTTCTGAAGACCATCCCTTCAACCAAACTTCTATACTTGCACCAGTACCCTGCAGGCAAATCAGCTTATCTCGTCCTATTAATTTCATAGCTCTTGTTTTTTACCATTTTGGTAAATATATCAACAATAAAGCATCTGGTAAATTACCAAATTGGTAAATATAGAATATTTGTTTATTTTACCAACATTCATAAAAGTTAATTTTACAATAAAAATATAAAATAAGTCATACCTAATATTTTTTAAATATTGGCTTACTTGTTAGATTTACCTAATATTTATATCATAAACAACAAAAAAGCCCCGAAACCTTGGACGGCCACGAGGCTTTGCATTTAAGCGAGATAGGTATGAAACAAAAGCCTATATCCAGTCAAACGACTCCTATCCTTTTCCAACACCCTACGACTAGCGAACTACGCCCTGCACTTCGCTCAATCATTTGGGCGAATGTACGCGACTTTGCCTTTTTCCTTGGCATCGCTTTCGTATGTTGGTTAGTTATTACCGCAATTTTAATGATGGTGTTGGGAGGGTAAAGTTATGGCTTATGTGGGGGAGAGTTCTATTGCACCGACATTGCCCTCTTAATGATTTCTGAATACCTGAAACAGCAGACCGACTTTCAGGCAAAAAAGCACCGTTCACCGCTAATTGATATTTGGAAATACTTTGTGGCCAATGGCGGGGCTAAAAGCCAAGGCTGGAAGAATGGCGTCAACTCAGGTATGGATGGCTGTATTGGTTTTGCTATTGTTTCGATCAGTTAATTAAAGCGCCCTGCACTATCTGGCAAATCGTTCGTTAGATAGTGCAGAATAAAAAACAAATTAGTGCAAAAAAACCGAAAACTTACAATTGGGGAATTACGCCACTCCCCGAAAACAAAAAACCCACTTATTAAGTGGGCTTTAATGTGTTGATATATCAACGAATTTTGGTAGGTATATCCAGACTCGAACTGGAGACCTCTACGATGTCAAGGTAAGGAAAATTAATACAAAACAATTACTTAATATCAATTGGCGTAATAAAGGCGTAATAGGAGACTTATCCACAGATATTTCATTATTTTCTAAGGCAATTATATCATTAAAAAAACCTTCACTTGGAAGGCTTTTCTATAATCGAAATCACCGCCGCATGCCGCTGCTGGCAATCCACATACTTGCGCCGGTCATCAATCATAATCGGCAGAATATCTTTACCCTGCCCTGATTCCAGTTTCTGCAGCGGTGGGCATGGCGTTTTAAGGTTCGCTGGTATTGCCAGCGGAATTGACTGCTGACACGCCATCAGCATCAAAACAAGTGTTGATATAAATAGGACGTTCAACGATCTTTTGCACTGTACGTGTAATCGTTTCTGTTTTGACGCGTTCGGATTCTTTAACTTGCTCATATTTTTCACCGGCCCGCTGCGCTTTTTCGGCAGCTAATTTTTCTGCATCTTTGTAAGGCTTAACTGCCTTTTCAATTTCAGTCTTCACTTTCGCTTCACATGCTAATTTGGCTTTCCGTAGATCCCCGGCCGCATCATTGTGCTGCCACGTTTTCCAAAAGCTGAAAATCAGCAGCAAAACAATGATGGTCCAGCGCTTGTTGTCCAAAACCAATGAGAGCAACTGCATTAGTTCACCCTCATGCATTTGCTATGTCGCTCAAGCTGGCGAGTCCAAACACCAGCACAACGTTTATTACCCGGAGTAGAACAGTCATAACCGCCTGAAAACTTGTATTTAAGTAATGAATCGCAAGCAGCTCTATATTTGCCCTGCTTAAGATTGCGGAGCATTGAAGATCCTGACCAATTCCCATGCCCAAACTGATATACAAAGTCTGTATATGCGTCATATTCCTCTTGATAAATCGGAATATTTAGAATGGTTTTATTAAAACGCTGAGCTTCTTTATCCATGTGTTTGCGAAGAAAAACCATTCCTTGTGCCCGCGTAACTGCAGGATCAGTCATCTTTACTTTTGCGCCATCAGGGTAAACGGTAGTTCCGAAAGCAATTGTTGGCACATCGTTTTTTGTTGGAATAACAGGCCTTGATGTAAATCCCTCTTTTTTAGCTGTGGACTGAATCTGGGACTCGCTAGCTCCGGTGATGTAGTTGTATGTGCCCGCGCCGCCAGCAGCAAGCACTAAAGATAGAGACGAGCCAATTACATAGCGACGATTATTCGACATTGCATTCACCATTCGCTTTTTTAAGTGCAATTTGATGCAGCTCATCTGCGCGCTGATCTTCTTTTTTCTTGTAATACCAGTTAATTAGAAAGCTTAAAAAGCTGACACAAAGGCCGGCAATGGCGATTAACAGGCCCATTGCCGTGACCGGATCAAGCCCCATAAATTTTCCAGCCGCCGCCGCGCTGCCGCCGGCAACGGTTGCTTTTACCGCTCCCGATGTGACTGCTGCACTGGCCTCAACTGCAGTCTGTGTTGCTGTTTCAGACATTGCATTCCCCTAAATTTTTGACATAAAAAAAGCCCTAGGCTTATTAGGCACTAGGGCTTGTGGTAGTTTGTTGGGTTAATTAAGTGACTTCATGCACGCCCAGCTCATCACTACGAACAGCATCTTCTGGTAATTCCGCTTTTTGAAGCTCCTCACCATACTTGATCGCTTCTTCTTGGGTATCAACTTCTATTTCGCGCTCTACACGAAAACTTCGGTTCACAATCACTTTGTATTTCATAATTTATTTCTCACATTAAAAGTTATAGGTAGCTATTTGGTTGTTAAGTTATTCATTTCGCCAGTCAAAAACTAATCTGAACTGAAACCGGTTGTTTTTCGACATCCCTATTTGTGTCAGCTTTTGGTTTTTCGCATCGCTTAAAATATGCTCTGTTTCGTACCGATCACGCTGCTGCCGGTAGCATAATTTTGCGTTTCTAATGTATGCGAAAATAATATCAGCGTTTGCTGAATTGACCAGCCGATGCTCATCAAGTGACAATTGCGGACTGATATAGCTTGCACCAAATTCAGTGGTTACTTGCTTGGACGCAGATGGGTCATACCACCACAAATAGGTTTTTCCATTTGCAACATACGTTAGCTGCGGACGCATATTGAAATCGAATGCTAGGCCCAGCGCTGTTGCGTTTTCAACCGCGATTAATGTATGGACTAAATCGCCATTTCTGATTTTAATTTGCCCATCTTCATAGAAACATTTCCATAATTTTGACATTAATCCCTGCGAAGTATTTTGAATATCCGCACCGCCCAGCTCAAAATCAATCAGCGGATCATTGCGCAGCGGTGTGAAAAATTCAGCAGCGATAGGCTGTGACGAAAGTATGTTATTAGGGAGCATAATTTCCCCATGTGAGCGTAAAGCTGTATGTGAGGATCGTTTCAGAATCTTTAGGGATTGGTGGTGATATTTCCCATTTGTAGCCCAGTCCGTTGCTGGTACCGCTTCCTGACTGAATTCTGCACATTAAACCGGAAATTTGAGCTTGAAACGATTTATGTTCAAATATGGCTTCCGAAGATGTTACGGACAGATTTGCTGTAATGTTGTTACTATTGGCAACTTGCGACGTATTTTTAGAAAAATTTGAAGACACTGGTGTTGTCACGGAAATCGGCATCGGCGAACTTGAAAAGTGAAATGCATTGCCACTATTTGGGTTGTTCCCAAGTTTTATAGGCGAAGCTTCAAACATAGCCCCTGCGTTAAATCCATTTGAATAAATGTAAGGTTGCGTGACGTAAGTGTGGGTGCTTATGACACCCCCTAATTTATCAACTACGTTAAAACCTCCTTCGGTTTTTGTTGGGTAAGCGCGCACTTCTGAAATCACATCTAAATATTCATCAGCAAGTACAGAAATTGTAGTTGGATTTCCTGCTGTATCTTTAATCAATGCTCTGTTCCAAAGGCTTGAATTCCCCCAGCCCAAGCCAATTTCAGAAATATTACCTGTTGCAACACCTACTGCAAAACGCCATGTCCGGCGGCCAAACCAGTAATATGGCGCTGCAGTGACTTGAATGCCTCCAGTATCTGCAGCACCATTTGTTGCTGTCGTTGATGCTAAAAAGCTGTCAAGTGCAACCTGTGAAGTGACTGGTGTGCTGTTGCCTGTGCCGACACAGCAGCGGTCAATCCATATTCCTGTAGCCATGCGGGCAAGCCCTGTGGTTAAAACCAAATTATGGAATTCCGGCGTTTCACGAACGATTTCATCTGTGTCGGCTTTGCGTACAACTAGCTTCAGTACCGCACCAATACCCATTTCTGCATTAAAATTCATATTTTTTCCCGAATAACATCATTAATAGAGAGTGAAACGCTGATGGCTTCATCAACGTTTGTTTTGATTCGCGGTTTTGAAATAACGTCATGCATAGCCAGCTGCACACTCAGATTTTCCTGTGTGCTGTATTTGAGCAATTGCCGTGAAACAACATCATGCATAGTCAGCTGAGCGCCAATATTTTCAGTCACCCCAGTTTTCGGTGGATGAGTCACAACAACATCATGCAGAGTCAAAAATGCACCGATACTTTCAACTGAAGGAATTCTGACTGGTACAAGCTGCGGATCAGGCCGCGATGAGGATTCACCGACCGACATGCCGGCAGCAATACTCTCGACAAAGTAAAATGGGTATGGCTGTGTTGTTAGATACCGCGCCGGTGTATTTAAAACGCTGATATTTATGATTTGCATAATCACCCCACGCCATACAAATCATAGAATGGGAATTTGCCAATGAGTGTCAGCGCTACTTTGCGCAGCGAGTGATGGAACTGATCAATTTTGAATTCTATGCGCTTGCCTCGCGGCAAAGAGGCGTCTGTAATCCATTCAAATACACATCCAGCTTTACTCCCGCGAATGTTCAAAATTTTATCACCCTGAACATATACGCCAACATGAACCTCCTCATCGGAATCAATATATGCGGTATGTGGATAATCACTTGAAATCAAACAATTGCGGGCTGTTGTATATAAGCCGAAGATCATGTTTGGTTCTGGAAAGGAAGTAGAGGCAACTACCTCTAAAAAAGACTCCTCTCTCAAAATCAGCGCCTTTAAGTTTTCAATACGCTGGCTTAAGCTCTCATCTTGCTGGTCCGCATATTCTTTTAGCTCCTGATATCGTTGGTCTACATAGTCCTTAAGCTCATCAATACGAACTGACAAAAAAAGATCAGCTATATTCAGCTCTTGCAAAGCCCACCAGATTAAATCGAAATCTTTATTTAAAGCGTCCGGGCGAAGAGAGTTGTCATAAGATTTATAATTGGTTTCACGCTCAAACTTAGTTTGCCGGCGGATGCTGATAGTGTCACCAACCACAGGCGCTTCCTGAAAAATCACAAAGCCATTTGAAAATGACCATTTTGGAAAATAAACCGCAATGTCATTAATCCGTACAATGAGCCTGTCTTTTGTGTCACAGTCAAAGCCCAGGCTGAACTGCTTAGACACACCATTTCCAATGTGCTCGATATACGGAACTTGCTCTGGTACTGCCATGCCTAAACCTCTAATCAAAGTCCAAAGTGGCTTCGATCTGGCCACTATCACTTCTCCAATTAGGCCGCTCATTTGGCATGTTTGTTCTGTGTATTTTCCCGACCCGCTCCGGGGACTGAAGAATAGCACTAGCAAGAGAATCCAAATCATCATCAGGTTGATCTGTTATTGCGGGGTTAAACATACGCATATTTTTATATTGTCTTGATGAGTTCTCCCCATCTTCTGGTGTGTCAATGACTGAAGTGTGTACCCATAACATCCCTGACATTAATGGTCCTTCTAATGCACCGAGAATGCGCTTGTTTTTAGCAACAGTATTATGAATTTCTTTAACACCGCAACGAATACGACGAGCTTTTAATGCTCCTTTTAATGATGGTGGAGCGAATTGTCCTATGCCATTTGTTTCAACACTTAAGCTAGGAACGTTAAATTCTTCTATAAGGTCGCATAATTGCCAAACCTGGCCACCTATAACATTTCCATGATCATCTTGCTCAACAACATCGCCAGTCAATGCAACTGATCTATGCCAATACTTCACGCCAAAATCATCATGCAGAACAATCGCAGTGGATGAAATATCAGCACGAGTTCTTCCTGATGATGGGTCCCAATGCATCGTAATGCCGACGATTTGACGCTCACCAAGCATCATGATGTATTTGCCATTTGCGCGGCGCAGGACTGGCTCGCAGTCGTATGGAATCATCTTGTCCGGGTCAAGGCGGACATTGCCTACTGGCTTAGCATGGAGCTGATACTGAGAATCCCATTCATTAATTGTTCGGCATTCGCGGCGGCGTTCTTCCATGATTTTCGGCGTGAATCGCTCAGACCACAGTGCTTCACTGTAAATATCAATCAGGTAATGCGATTCTTTAAAGGAGGTATGATAAATATTGCCTTTTAGATGTACTTGATAATCCTCCCCCTCTTTCAGCAGTTCTGAGTTCGTGCCGATTCCGCTGAAAATATAGATCGGTTTGAAATCTGTTATAGCCTCAATAACTTGTTCAAAGCGTTTTTCTTTCTCAAACATTTTGAGAATTAAGCATTTGGCCCCAAGCTTTTGAATTCGCGTGTACAGTGAATCATGCGTGTGCGGCGTCCCTACAAACAGCTTTTGGCCGCCTGGAATAAGAATGTGTATCTGCTCAGATAGACGATAAAGAAGATCTTCGCGTGCTTTGGGTGTACCAATATTGCTCGGCACCTCAACGTCATCGTTTTGGATCTCATTGGCGCGCGCGCCGGTGACGTTGGAAAGAATGCCGCGGGCATGAATGGAGCCGTGGCGCACATCAGTTGATCCTGATACCCACCATTTTTGCGTCTCACCGCGCGCCTTTTTAATGTTGAATATTTGGCAGAGCGGATGGCGCTCCAATACCTGTTCAGTGCCGCGGCTGACTTTATAGGCATCGGGATCAGTCGCCCCCTGGTGCAGGATTAAATGATCCGGATTGCAATACAATTTCCATGCGTTATAGATGTCAAGAATTGTTGATTTGCCATGGCCGCGCGGCATCATCAAAAGGCCAAGCGTGCCGTAATCCTCCAAAAAATCGCAGACGTCTAAATGGAAATCAGGAACCACCCAATTCATGACCTCTGCATAAACCAGGTAGAACGCAGCAAAGCTGACTTTAATCATGATTAGCTCGGGCGCTGTCCTTTTCGCTCATCCAGCTTTTTGGCAACGCTTTCTAAGATTTTTGCTGCCTGCTGTTCTGGTGTAATGCTGCGCTCATCAGTATTCCCGCGCGTCAGCTCATCATCATTCAGAATGCGCTTTAACTTTTCCATGCATGACAGTGCTTCTTTGGCGCCTTTGTACAGCCAGACTTTGTCCCCACGCCCCTCTTTTTCAAATAAATCTTTGCCATAGGCTTCTGTGATTAAGTCGACTGTATCCGTGCCAGCCATTTCGAGACAAAGCTTTAACTTCTCTTTGGTTTCAGGTCTTAAGTGTCCCGGTTTCTTTTCTTCAGCCATAAAAAATCCCTCGCATATAGTTCATATATACAAGGGCTTGTCTTACGGTTTGTTGGGTAGATTGATAGCTGATTAAACAGTATGATAATTAATCATTTTTTTAACTGGGGTTTTTATGAAACATTTAATTATTGCTGCAGTTTTGGCATTGCCAGCTACTTTTAGCTTTGCCGGCAGTTGCGACCACAGCTGGCAGTCAGCTAAAGACGGCTCATCTTGCGGTGACCGGGCTGCTGACCGCCGCCCAGGCGGCCGCTAAAAATCAGTAAGGCCGCTTTTGCGGCCTTACTTTATTGCACAACCTTATCAAAATCAGGCGCCTGAATATCGCCCAAATCATCGCCCCACCACCGCGTCCTGCCTTGCTGGCGCTCTGCTTTCCTCAACAGCTTTTCACGGTATCCCGGCGCAATCATATCTTGAAATTCATCAAATACCATACGGTTCACAACTGCTTTTGTGTACCACAGGTTCTGCGCAGGAATTTTACCCTTAATCGCCTTGTAAGCCTCATTGGCAGCATTGGTGTCTTTGCCTTCGTAATACTGCGTAAAATTGCCCACAGTTAAACCAGCCACAGTTTTGAAATCCTGCCCAAATGGCCCAACCATGAAGCTGTCAAGGTTGCGCCCAGTAGCGTCCTGGCCAGCCACCAAGATATCACCAAGAAATGACAAGCCGCCGCCCTGGACTGCGGAGCGCGTGAGAAAATTCATCGCCTTCTGTGGGTCATTACTATCCCATGCAGTCTGCGGGTCATTACCATTGGCCAGCTCTTTCAGCTGTACGACCAGCCCGCCAAGCAGCGTGGTCATTGCAAACAGTGAGGCAAAATACGCCGCCTTGGAAGTCCCCTTATCCATCGACATTATCCGGCTGCCGTGCCGCATTAAAAATGCCGTAGGGAAAGATTTAAACTGCGTCATGCTGCGCCAGATTTCGCCGCCTGCAGTGCCCTTGTTTCCGATCTGCAGCATTGTCCGCTCGCGCAGTCCAGCCTCAATTACAGCCATGCCTTGCTCATCCAGCAGATGCGCTTGGAACTGCGAAGCGACTTCATCACGCACTTTCGCAGGATCGCCAAATGACTGCAGCTTACTGTCTGGAATTTCATAAATAGAGCGCGCCGACATGAGCTGATTACCCTGCCTATCCACAACCGGCTCAGCAAGCCGCATCACTTCCCATGCGCGCTCGCTCAGGCCGGTATTTTGCATCAGCTCCCGATCCATTACGTCCAGGTCATTCCAGCTTTTTGTCCGGGAAAGTGTGCCGTATTTATCCATCAATATTTTGGTAAAGCCGACTTTTGAGGCTGCAGTTAATGCGTTCAATCCTGAAATGCGCAAAACCTGTGTAGCCAGTGAGCTTGAAATGCGCGCAACCTTTTCAGCCTTGCCATGCGTGGAAGTCAGCCCATCATCCGCCCAGCGCGCAATTGACCCCAGCATTTCCTGTGTGGCCAAGCCAAGGCTATGCGCAAGCTTCCGGTCTTCTTTATTTGCCGGATTAAGGTGTGTGATCAGCTCGCCAAATGTTTTCCAGTATCCAATCCCGTGAACTTGTGCAGTTTTGGCAATCATTGCTTGGTCTGTGACGGATGACAGCGTGGTGCCGCCCAGCATTGACGCCACATTCATTGAGCGGTATGCCAGACCTAGATTTGCGAGAATTTGAAACTGTGGTGTACTATTCATGCCCATAAATTCATCAAACATGACCCCTGCACGTATTAAAGCTCCATTATTATCAGTTGTAACTAATTTTCGATCACGATCTTTTTTATCTGCGGCATCCATTAAAATTTTCATGGCATTCTTTGGGTTGCTGCCCAGATTCTCTACCAAAGCGATATCTTTAGAAAGGCCCATGATGTGCGCCTCAATAAGATCGACAAACTGCATGCCGCCAAATTCCGCCTGGTATTCCATCCACGCATCAGCATCTTTAAAGTGCAATACACGGCTTTCTGAATGACGGCTGGTTACTTTAGAGTTTCCACCAAAGGATTGACGACCTACCTCAGTTTTATTCGTACCCTTAAGGCTTAATGTGTCGTATGCGTATTCGAGCAGGCTGCGGATCTCCTGCTGTGAATAATAGGCGCCATCTTCGTGCACATATTTTTCCGTGTTGACCAGCTGCTCAGCCTTATTTACCCATGCTTCCTTTCCAGCTTTCACAATTTTGGCAAGGTCGTGCGTTTGAGGCAGGCCCCAGTCATCCAGCTTTCCAATATCACCGCCGCTGCGGTTAAAGCGCTGGCGCATCCCCTCAAAGACTTCCCCCATTTTATCGCCAATCTGCTTGGCAAGCGCATCACCGCTGCTGTGGCCAAAGCGCTCGCTAACAATATTTCGAACCAATTCTTTATTGGTAAAAATGCCTAAACCGCCTTTAACGCTGGTGTAAAAATCTACCAGTTCGCCTCGGTAAATTGATGCAATACCTCGCGCTTTGGAATCAATAGACTGAATGCCAGACATATCGCCATGCGGGGCCACCAAGCGGTCTACTACCTCACTGGCCGGCAGGGTTGGATGATCTAAAGCTGCAAGGTTTTTATTTTGAGTGAGAATGTCATGCGCTGCAATTTTATGCTTGCGCTTCATATCGGCTTTAATATCAATGGCAACCTGTTTGCCCGCTTCGGTCAGCCGGTCTGCGGGGCTCATGTTGCGCCACTTCTGAATGTCTTGGCGTGCAAGATTCCTCATGGACTCATTAACGCGGGCCTCAATATTTGCTGATTCCTGTGCGGTCAAAGTCTGCTTTCCAAGCGCAGCAGCCACGGCCTGCTTGCATTGATCTTTCATTTTCATAAAAAATGCTCAAATAATTTTGGCTATACGGAATAGCGTGTGGAAAAGTTATAAAAACTGATCCACACAATTCTTTGAATTACGCTAAAACAATGTTGAGTTTAGACAACTGTGCATTAATACTAGCGTTCATCTGATCGGCTTCTTTTTGCTTATCAGTATCACGCCATAATGAATTTCGCTCTATTTTAAAGTTAGGAGCTTTTTTATTAAAAGATCGTCCATCGGAATGACAATGCCAAATACATTTGCGGTTAGGCAGTCGTTCCCAATGAAATGCTTCTGATGGGGCGTTATTCCAAACAAGATAATGTGTTGCAAGAACAGTTAGTTCATCCAAACTAACCTCCCTATTCTTATGATTTGTGAAGAACCCAAAAGCCGAGTTAGGGCTAGATAAATCGGCTCCTTCAACATCAAAATAATCAGCAAGAATATGACCATCTGAGTTCGAATATAGGTATGGAGCGGTACAAGGCTCAGAACCATTACCGCCCCAGCGATACCCTAATTTAATGAATGCATCCTGTGCTTTTAGAAATTCAGCATGGTTTTTGAGTTTGATTTTTAGATTCTGCTTTGTTACGTTTTTCATAATATTACCTTTTAAAATTACACACGTTATTCCGAAATACAGATATTTCTTAAAGTTAAAATTCCACTATTTATTCCGCATAGTCATAATTTTCATTATCTGAGCATCAATTGTGGTGCTGTTTGTTGGGTAACGAACTATGCCCCAAACTGCAAAGCGCAGCTGATAGCCGTCTGTGCTGCCAAAGTATCCTGCTGTGCCTGCTTAGCCTCAGCCTCCAGTTCATTCAGGCGCTCACGCAAAGTCATGGTGATCACCTCAATATTTCCATCCGGGTCTAAACGGCTGACAGAAATAGGCTGATCCGGGTTGCGCATGATAATGTCCAGCGCCGCAGCTTCCTCCGGATCATGGCCAAACAGCGAGCCTTGGCGCGGATCTCCTTTGGCCTCCACCTCATCAATCTTCCCCTGAATATTCTCAGAAATTCCTTTGGCGCTCCGGCTGTTCTGGTCGAATACATTGAGAAAATCTTTTGCACCCGGGCTTAGGCCATCGTCAATGAGCTGGCCTTGATTCAGGTAGTCATCAACACGTATGCCATTGGCCTTTAAGTCGCTCAGCTTCTGCGCTGCCTGCGCCAAATCCTCCGCAATAGAATTCGAGTGCCGGCCGCCCTGCTTGACCAAATCACCCAGCTGCGCCAGTTGCGGCGCCGAACGGAGCAAAGCGTTTAGAACCGTTTTACTGTCATCGTCCAAATTCTCAGCCAGTCGCGTCACCAGTCCAGCATCACCGTATGCGCGCTGAACCATGGCCGATTCAATGCGGCGCTTGCCGTCCTGCGTTAAACGCCCATCCGCAGTGATAGCAGCAGGCTTCTCTGACTCCGGCAGCCGGTCAACAAAACCGCGCACAAAGTCCATTGAGCCGTCAAGGTTGATTGTGCCGTCACTGTTAATTCTAAGCAGTGATGCATCCGGCAGGCGGTCTACATCACTCACAGCGCGCTCAGATGCGCTGTATTGCGCCACATCGGCCTCATTCGCCAATCTGGCAAACTGAACACGGTCAGTGTCAGTTAAGCGCGTGCGGACTAATACAGGCTGGTCTATGCCTGAAATATCCCAGCCCTTTTCCTGCGCATACTGCTCAATGAAAGCGCGGTAATTATCAGCCTTTCCTGTTTCATAGGCCCTGTTAATTGCCAGCGTCCGGCCATTGCCGGACTCAACAACATTGTCCACGCCGATAATTGGCGCACCATCAGACAGCTTGTAAGATTCACCCAGCAACTCTGGCTTTAAATCACTTGCCATATTTTCTACCTGCTGCCGTGATGCTTCGCGCGTCCGGTCGCGCGGCTGCAGTTCTGCCGGGTAAAGCGGATTTACACCGTATGCTGCGTCATTTGACGCTATCAGCTCATCCAGCGATTTGACTTCATATGCGAAGTCGTAGCTTGATCCATCCATGCCATGAGCTGTCTGAATATTTGTGCCGTCACCGCCATATTGCTTGGCAACCTCACCCCAGCGCTTTTGATACTTTGCCTTGACTTGGCCAACGGTCATATTCTGAAAGCCGTGGCTGTTTGTAATGCCTGACGCAATCTCTCTGGCTGTTTTTTTCTTGCCGCCTTTGCTCCAGCGCGTAGCCACATCAATGAACTTTTCATCATCTGCAGCTTTCAGGAACACCGGCCCGCCGCCTTCACCAAAAAAATGCATGAAGTAAACTTCCAGCCCGGACGGATCACGGCCAAACTTATTCCGGAATATGTCCGCGTTGTGCTTGTAATAGTTCAGGCCCGCATTAATTTGATCATCGCCGCTGAATTTATTCTTTCCGCCCATGCTTTTGAATGTCGCATCCAGCGTCTGGAACAGGCCGGTTGCGGATGAAAGCAGCTCACCTTTTTTATTTTTCGGCTGAATTGATGTGCTGAATGTCCCGCCAGTTTCAATGTGGGAAATGACCAGGGCATTAACCGGATCAATGCCGCGCTTCTCCGCTTCATGCGCAATTGTTTTGGCCCACGGCTTACTGGTATAGCTGGCCGCTTTGGCTGCTGTGACCCTCTTATCATCTTTCGGCGTGCCGCTGACATTGTGCCGCACATTCACCGGCCGGCCGGCGCGGACATTGATTTCCGCTTCATCTAAATTCTTTAAATGGTTATTCGCCTGAATTGGATCTGCAGGATGGACTGGCGCCAGCCCAGCTTCATGCTCAAGGCTGTTCTGCACCAGCGCCGCCTGCTCGCGCGTCACATCAGCCTCAATCTGCTCCGGCGTCCGCTTCACGTACCGTGCTGCGCCAAAAAATAGTGAGTTAAGGATTAAGTCAGTTGCGATTGTTTCGCCTGTGACTTCGTATTTTTTTGCCTGCTTTTCATAGCCTTCTGACTCCAAAAGTGCGCCGCTTGAAAACCGCCCGCCCTGCGATAATGCCGTGGCCCCGCCGACCGATAGCGCCCCATCCTTAACTATTCCGCCTGCGCCTTTAAAGCCATAAGACAGCGGCAAAGCAGTTACAGCTGCAGCCACGCCGCCGTCAATAAGCGCAGCTTTTGTCGCGGTGGCCTCATCCACCCCTTTATGAATCAATTCTTCACGGCTGTAATTGGTTTCCGATAGCCCGGTGACTGCCGCTGCACCGCCAATACCGCCAGCCAGTGAGCCGACTGTAGCGCGGGTTATAAAGTCAGAAAGGCTGAATAGGATATTGCCGGCGGTGCCGGTGTTCTGCGCATCCTGCAGCTGCTCAATTTCCATGACCAGTGTATTGCGGCGGTCTATGTTTTTTTCTTCATGCACCTGGGAAAATGTCTTTTCACGCACATCCAGCGGCCCATCCAGTCCGCCGCCCCGCACATCATCAACCGAATACTGCAGATGATCAGCAATACGTTCAAACGGCTTTGCAACTGTATCAGCTACTTTCACTGTGCCGGCGACAATACCGCGCGGGATAGCGGAAGCAGCCCCATCGAACAGGCCAACTTCTTTTTGCTGCCTTGGGGCTTTACCCAACCCTTTTGCATTCAGCTCATTAATCAGCTGCTGATCATTGTCATCAATTTCATTTAACCAAGTAGTCACTATTTAGTCACTCCATTAATCACAATGCGCCACGTAGTACCGCCGATACTTAGCGGGTTACCGCGCTCATTCAGCAAGTCGTACTGCATTTCACCGCCTTTGGTGCGGACCGAGGATTGACGCAGCCGGAGCGTTTTAAGTTCAGATTCACGCATCCCTGTGTGCTTTGAAATTGACGCATATCCAGCATCAATGCGGTTCTGGAATGTATCGTCCGTCATCCCATACGGCATGGTCACTTTCCAATCCTTTAAGCTTCCGCCGCCATAATTTGTAAACGATCCGGGCTGGCTATACACGCCGCCGGTGGATGATGCCAGCGCAAACTTTAAAACCTCTTTATTTGGCGCCTCATCTGCATTCAGGTGCTGCAAATTGCGCGCTTCCATTGTGTCGGCGTAAATGGCGCGAAAGACGTTGTACATATTATTTGAGGTGGTGCCGGTCACGGTATTGCCGGCATATTCATTGAATACCGATTTAAGCTCAGCATCCTTCGGCATAATCAACTGTTTGTTTTTCAGTATCTGAGTACCGTTAACAATTGAAGTGGCCAAGTCACGGCCCTGCGTGCTCTTGTAGCCATTCATTTTTGCCAGCCCGGCAGCAATATAGTTTTGATCCCCAGCGCCCAGCTGACCCAAAACCGCACCCCAAATGGAAGCGCCATTCTTTATGCCTTTGGATTTCCCGATCAGGCCGCCAATAAAATTCAGCTTCTGATCAACACTCTTGGCGTCAAAGGCCTTTTTGGCTTCCGGCAGATCCTCTGCAGAAATCGGCTTAAGTGCAATGTTGGCATCTTTAAGCGCCAGCTGGCTTACGCCGTTTTCGATTGCTCCATCAATCCAGCTGTTGGTATCCGTTTTAAGCAGCAGGCCGCCCAGCTCATTCACCTTTAAGCCGGCCTCGCGCACGGTTTGGTTTGGATTGCTCTTTGCTGTCTGCAGTTTTTCACTGTAAATGCTTTGATATACGCTCAGAATGCGATCTTCGTCCGCAGCATTTGCTGACGGTGAATTTTTCATTTTGGCTTTCTGCTCATTGATCAGCGCAGCCTGCTCAGAGGTTGACTTGCCGGCAAAGCGCTGGAAGTTCACAGACTGCGATTTCAGGAAATTAAATTCCTGCTCATGCTCGGTGCCGGCGACAAGCTTGCTCACATTAGCCTCATAGTCCGCATCCTGCGCACGGCCTGTCAGCACATTGGATTTATATTCGTTTAAAAATTTACCCGCCTCTGAAACGCGCTTATTTTCTTCCGCTTTCAGCTGGGTATTCAGCGCATCAATCCGGCTTGCTACGCGGTCTTTGTTCTGCTGGATCTGCTTGCCATCCAAATAGCCAAACTTTCCGCCGCCAAGATCAGTCAGCAGGCCCTGCAGTGATGCTACATCTTTGCCCTGCAGCGCCACGGTGATGCGGTCATCAATGCTTAACTGGTCGCGCCCGGCCTCATAGCCATAAATGCGCGCCTGCTTATCCGCCTCAGACAAATTGAGCGTGGTTAGATTGCTGTCCAGATATTCACGACCCTTTACACGGTCCATGCGCGTTGCAATCTCGCCATACCGGTCTGCCAGCACCACGCCTTTCTGAACATCAGCGCGCAGCTGCAGCGGCAGAAAACCAGCAGTTTGACGGTTAATGTTGTCTGACCAGTAGTTTTTTAGATTCGGCTGTGCATGGCCCGGCATTTCTGTTTCAAGCTGCTTGTACCGCGCATCTGACCACGTTTTAAGATTCTGATTTGCTGCTTCCGCTGTCATTGCGCCGTTGGATACGTCATTTTTCAGCAACGTAACCTGTTCTGACATTTCAGTGGTCAGCACGTCATCCAGCTTTACTTTGGCCTCCTGCTCGGCCATCTGGTTGCTGTACAGCTCAAGGTGCTTGGCGGAAACCTCTACTTCCTGCTGCTGCTTGTCTTTTGCCTCGGCCGTCTTTCCGGCAACCTGGGAGATATTTTGCAGTGCGCCGGCAATCATTTGGCCGGTTTGGTTTTCCGGCATGCGGATGCGCTCAACCTCAGATTGAGCTTTGCCGAAATTACCCATTGGAATTCTTGCCATTATTTCCAGCCTCCCTTAGCGCCAGCGCCGGCAGATACGGCGTTTGCCGCGCCTACGGCTAATGCAGTATTGGCATTACTCTTAAATTGACTGGCTTCCGCCTTTAAGCGCTGTGATGAGTTATAGCCCGTAATTTCAGCCATATTTGCATCGTAATTTGCTGCCAGTTCAATTTCATCATTGATGACGACTGCAGTGCCTTCATTCACATCAAGGCCATTTTCCGCCAGCGCAGCACGCGCTGCAGACTGCGTTTTTTCTTTTTCCTTGCGAATGCGTTCCGCCTCCAGGCGCCCACGCGCGCGCTGCGCATCGGCATCCGCCTCGGCCTGTTCCGCCATACCCTTATTATTTTGATAGCTTGAATAGCCTGTAATTGCTGCGCCCGCCACAGCGGCCGCAGCCGCAACCATTGCCCATGACATTATTCAATCTCCTTACATTTGCTTGGAAGTGATGCAAGGAACTGGTCTATTTCTTCCTCAGGCACAATTACTTGCTTTTCGATTTCTTCTAAATCGGTGCTGTCCGTTGGATGCACCGTGATCCAAGAGCTGTCTTCGTGAAAATAGCCGATGCGCTTTGTGCCTGGCATTGACTTAAGCACCACCGGCGCCGTCATCAGCTCAATGCCGTTTTCAGTTGCCACAGTTAATGAGCCGGTAAGCAAGATATTCATGTGCTCCGTGCGGTGCATTTTGCTGACAATCAGTGTGCCGGCCTTGGCATTCATCTGGCGCATGTAGACGCCCGGCGCAAAGTGGTGTTCTATAGGCACATCGATCAATTCTGCATTGTCTGCAATCTGCTGCTGAACATCGCGCACCGTGTCGATGTAGGCCTTGCTCTGAGCCTGGCCAAGCAGCAAAGCCAAAAGCTCAGTATTCTCATGCGAAATAATCTCACTCATGCTTTCAGCTCCAAATCTAAAACAGCACCGTATTCAGTAAACCCAAAATGCCTGTAAAGCCGGATGCAGGCGGCAGACTCCACGCCTGTTGTAGTGCCGCACTGAATGCGGCTGGCGCCCATCAGTTGCGCCCAGCGGATAAATGCCTGGATAAGCATGTACGCTGCGCGCGTCTTGCGAAATTCAGGCTTAACGTAAAGCACATCATCAAATGCAATTTTTGAATCATTAAACCAGTCGTCGCCGACACGGCCCACAATGCCGCCAGCAATTTGGCTTTCGTGCTCAACCAGCAGAACGGCACCGCCGCCACTGATTAAACGCGCGAAGTGTTCTGCTGCCTTTTCCGCAATGTATGGCCGGGCTTGATAATTTGGCGCTTCCTGAATGAATGCATGCCCCAGCTTCACCAGCTCAGGCACATCGTTAAGTGTTGCTGGACGCAATTCCATGGTTATTTCTCATTGATAGATAACTGCATGGTGATAGCTTGCAAGTGAAAGGGCAGCGGTTTGCTGTGTGTTATTACTAAAGGGATTTTGTGCAGATCTTCCCATGAGCCGCCCTCTTCCAGGTGATAGCCGGTGTACGGCTTCTGTGGTGCAAGCAGCTCGTCGTCAAACGTGAAAGTTTCAATTAGTTGGCCATTCAGCTCCGGGCCAATCGTATTGCTGAAAAAGAATGCTGTGCGGTCTACTTTCGCTTTGTGCAGCATGCTGGACATTGGCGCCTGGCTGAGTTCCGGCGGGAACAGCTCTACAGTGCAGTTAATGGTTTGGCCGAGCTTTATGTGCACCCCGTTCATGTGCTCCCCAAAGTTAAGGCTTGACCCATCGTCTTCAAATTGCGCCTGATAGATATAGATGCCACCGCTATCATATGCAGCAATATTGTTCAGTAATTGCGGCTTGCTGACTTTTCCATTAAGAATCGGAATAGTGCGCTGAGAATCCACATAAGCATCAAATGACACTTCTTCCAAGCACGTGCTGCCGTCCCGCATCACCAGCATAAATGTTCTATCTGAACCAAGAAGCGTTGGCACCGAACATATGCTCAGCACAGATCCGCCGAAGTCGTGCTGCGCCCAGGCCAAAACCTCCTGATCCCGGTTAAACGTAATTGTGGCCACCTTGCCGTCACCCAGCACCAGCCAGACCAAGCTTTCCGGATCTTGCATGAATGAGATTCCGCTGATCCCGCCGTGCTGCTCGCCGATGTGGGAAGATAGAGAGCTGATCTCAGGGGAAACCAAGCCATCTACCTCAAATCGGTACGTCAGCGCCCGCAGCCGGGTTCCGCCGCGCTGCACAAATAAAAGCTCATTGCCGACCCGCTCCGGCCGTGTGACTGGATATGCGCCATATGCGCTGTGCTCATTGATATTTACGGTCGTCGGCGTCAACACACCATCTGAATCAACCATGTATTCCCCGCCTGACGTCAGGCATACAACGCCGCGCTGGGCTTCTAAGAATAGAATGCTGTTTGATAGACCGGATGCCGAAACAATGCTGAATGCATCGCCATCATCAGTAGTTTCAAGGAAGTTTCCATTGCCGCCCACGGCGCTGAACCAGATTTTATTCGGGGCTTTTTTGGTATTGGATAAAACCAAGCGCTGCTTAAAGAAGGTGCAGCAGCGCGGGTAACCGTTTGCAGCAGTGAATGCTGGCGGCAGGATTCCCCAAGAGCGCTCAATTGCCTGAATGTCAGCGTCAAGTTTCTTCAAGACCTCGCCGTTGACATGGTTTGCATTGATGAATTGCGTAATTTTGATGATGCCGCCATTAACCTCAATCAGATTCCCAATGTCGGCAGCCGTAAAAATCGCGCCTTGCTCTACGGTTGTTGGCGCCCAGTCCAGGTTATTTAAATTCGGCTGCTTATTTGTGTTGTCGCGCAGCGCCTGATAGTAAAGGCCATTGTAAGCAACCACATCGCGCGATAAATATGCCTGGGTTGCGACCCACTGATTAACAGCATCCAGTGTAAATGACACAAATGCGCCAATGTCCTTGCCTGACGGCTTGCCTTTACGGAAAGGAAAGCGAGCACTTTCAGAATCAGTCGGGATATGCGTGTAGATGAACTGGTTCAGCTGCCAATTTTGATAGTCTGAATCGCACATTAGTCGGTACAAAGGCACCTCACTGTGCGTCAAATACATTTCATAACGGTACTGCACGAATTGAATATCGTGTATTTGCTCTGCCGTGTACGGAGAATCCAGAACAAATTCCCAAGTCATTGATTTTGTATCCATGACCTTAATAAAACCAGGTTCTAAAATAATCAGATATGAATTAGCTGAGTTAACAACGAATGGAATTAAACGTACTGCATGATTATGGCTTGATAAATAGAGTGTTCCCGGCCGCTTGCGCACACCGCCTTCGACCAGCGGGATCACATTTTTAAGCGTCTTTGCGCCGTTGCTGTACTGCTGAATGTCGGTGCGGGTGTAGAGTGCCGGCGCCAGCTCGCCGGCGCTGAAATTATTCTTCATCACATACTGCTTCATTAGTAGCGCACTCCAATCAGGCCCGGGGTGTAATCTGCTGCAAAATCCTGCGCAGGCCGCTCTTGCCCATTGATTGCGCGCGCCTGTTTCAGCATGTTCTGCAGCTTCTGCCAGGCGCTGTCCGCTTCAGCATTGCTGCCTGTGATTGGCTTGGCCAGCTTATTGACCAAATACAGCGCCATGCATTCGCAAAACAGTGAATCCCACAGCTCCTCATTATCCTCATCGGCCACATAAACCAAGTTGATTAAATTGGTATTGGCCAGAATGTGCCGGCCCTCCATTTCATAATTCTGCTGGCCTGAGTCGTACACACGGATAAAATCTTTAGGCAGTAGGAATGCGTGGCTATAACCAAAGGCTGGATGCGTTGCAACCGGCGCCAGCTGCGCGCGCTTCTTGGCGAATGACCACGGATGCATGCGCAATAATGCACGGCGTGTAGAGTCGTAAATTGTTGCGCAGCGTCGTGCGTTGTCGGTATTGTCGTCAAAGGATTGAATTGCTTTTGCGCCAATCATGCTCAGCGCTTCATTGCAGATTGAGATTTTTGTAACGGTCATAAAAAAGCCCTCAAGTTTTGATTAGCTTGAGGGCTTTTAGAGTGTGGTTTGTTGGGTGTTAGAGAACTAACCAATCATTTGCAAATAAATCACCTGTTGAGGGTGTCCACCCCATTGCTAAAGTATCTTGTGCTGTTTTTAACGTGCAATATGGAGCAACATCAATGTGACCACCAATTTTTTCAGCATGAGCTTTATTGTGTGGATTCCAGATTTTGGATGCTTCGGTTGTTGTTGTTTTAGCCTGCGCAACTACATATTGGTCTTTGCCATTCCAACCACTACGAGAAATTTTTTGACCCTGCTTCAATGCTGTGAGTGCATCACCAAAATTTAAACTACCATTCGGGCGGTAAGCATCTTTAAATACACATGCAGGCGACCAAGAGATATAACCTTTATGGCGCTCATCATTTGGTTTACCACCATCGGAATATTCAACCAAATAACCTTGCTCGCTTGGATCTTCATTTTCAGGAATCTGCCAACCGCGATAATCATTGTATTCACCACGAGTCATAGCGACAGCCGATAGTGATTTAGTACCGATATATGCAACCATTGCTAAAGCTAATACTTTCTTCATTTTCATTTTCCCATTTAGATTAAAAAGAGACCTAACACCTCGCTCAAAGTGTTAGGCCGAAGGCTTACCTGTTACGCCACAAAATCAATTGCAACCACTTTCAGCTCATTCGCACGGCCTGCGCCAAATGAATGAACACCGCCAACCTGTTTGATATTTTTCTTATCTGGACGGGTTGAAATATCAAATCCAGTGATCGGTGCATCGCCAAAGTGAACCGCTGAACCACAGTAAGCTGCCGTGCGAAGTTCACCAGCTGCAGCACCTTGATTTAGCTTTTCATATGGAATCCAGTTAAAGCCCATCCACTTACCACCCACACCACCTTCCTGCAGCATTTTCCCAGCCATATAGTCGGCTGACGTCAAAGTGGTATCTGCTAAGATTTGTTCCAGCATTGTTGATGTGTAAAGAATGTAGAGTGTTTCGCCATTGTGCTCATCGCATTCATTTTTCCGGAACAGCGCTTTAGCTTTACCCAGCTTTGCCTTTAGTGTGCCAAACGCAGACAAAATGATTTGTCCAGCCGGAAGGTTGACTACTGAGACCGTCTTAACACCAGCATCATCAACAGTGGTGCGAGTTACACCACCAACCAACGCTTTATAAATAATGTCATCTGTTTTGCGGTTTCTTGCACTAATCAAGTTCTTCATGTACTTGTCATTTGGCGTTGCTTTTAGTTTTGGTAAATCACGGTTTTCAATCGGGATAAAACATTCAAAGTCGGACATCAATGCAGTCCGCACGCCAGTATCCGGAATTTGCCAGTTTGTATCACCAAAGCGATCACCTGCAGGCGTCATTTCAACCTGCCCCATATCATTGATAGTGAATGATTCACCTTCGATGGGGCCGCGGTTTACAGAGGTTTTTAGCAGGCGCGATTCATTCTGCATCGCAGCAACTTCATAAGTGTCATGAAATTGCTGAACAAACGCCGCTGTAATTTTGTTTTGGTTTACTGTAGCCATTGGCTATACCTCTTATCTGTTTGCTTTTGCAAAATGATTCTCAACTTGGGCATATACGCGCTTATGGTCTGGATGACCTTCATTCATGTATGCCTCTGATGAGATCAATGATTGAACATCTACAGCACCGCTTTGCTGTGTATTTGCAGGGGGGGTGTCTTCCTGCAGCTGCTGCCCGAAATAAGCCGCCATTTTCAGCACCAGCGGATTGTTGCCAAATTCAGGGCTATTCACTTCCTCTGCGGTGAGAATGCCGTTCTGAATTGCGTTATTTGCAGCTGCCTGCGCAAAACCAAAGTTTGCCGATGCTTCGCTGCCCCACACTTCATTCATGGCTGTCACACATGCATCATTGTCCAGATGCTGGCTTTCCTGCATAAGCGCCGGGATCAGCTGGCTGTACTCGCCAAGCAGGAACGACAGATGATCATTGCTTAGGCCCGCTTCACGCGCACGCTCTAAAAACTCCTGGTTTTCAGGAATGGCTTTAAAGTCGTCATAGTTGAAGCCCTCCACATCAACTTGATAACCATCAATTGATTCAGGCGCGCCGACTGGCTGGTTCCCGGCGCCTTCATCACTTTGGTTTTGCTCTGCAGCGCCAGCGGTGTTTTGCTGCTCTTCTTGGCCACCACCCATCATTGAGTTTTGATTTTGCTCTTGGGTGTTTTCAGCTTGATTAGCTTGCTCAGTCATTTACTTCTTCCTTATAGTTCGGATCGTTTGCACGATTGATTTGCTTAATAATGAATTCGACGACGCTGTTCTGCCCCGCTCTAAAGCAGGATTCTCGCTCTGCCTCTTGGCCGCCACGAACATAGGTTGATTTACAGAAAACCGAAGTTAGATGCTCTAAAACCCGCAAACCATTCACATCAATATCGAATAGGTTGCGGTAGGTTTCCGCCGTCACCGGGCGGTAATAGCGCCTTTTAACCAGTGTTCCTGTTTCAATTTCAGGCTGTTCGTTTTCTTCTTTAGGAAGCAGCTTGGCTTTGGCCTCTTGCTCATCACTCAACTGCTGGGCTAAAAGATTGCGCTCATGCCACACCGACCAGAGAGCTGCGCACGCAATCATCAGCAAAATTGCCAATACGGCGATAATTAAAATCATTGCATTACCTCACTTGCCAGCTGTGGCGCCGCACCTTGAATCAGCGCATCACCAGCTTTATCCATCATTGCCTGTTGCTGCTGGGCCTGCGCCTGCTCTTCCTGCGCTTTCTGGCGCGCTTGGCGCAGCTCCTGCACTTCTTCTGCAGTGCGCATGATTGTTTGCGGCACACCGCGCCCGGTGCCGGTCAGAGCCGCCACGGCGTCAAAATCAACATTGTCTAAAATGGTTTGATCTACCTGTGCAATGTTTGCCAGGCTCGCAATGTACTGCTCTGTGGCATACACCTCTTCCATGCGCTGGCTGCGCGCCAACGGCGATACAAACTTGAATGAGAGGTTGCGGCCCCACAACTCTTCAGGCGCTTGTCCCAACGCATCATCACGCAATGCCAAGCCAAAGCAACGGTCTAAAATGCCGCGCAGATATTCAGTCTGCAGCCGGCCGTACATCGGGCCGAGAAGCTGCCGGATCAGCTCAACGCGGGTATTGATTTCTGTTGCCGTCATCTGGCTTGTGCCGATTGGCGGAAGCTGGTCAGCCATCAGCTTTCTGCGGATGCCGCCCTGCAGGTTTGTCAGTAGATAATCAGCAATCTGGAAGTTCGTGCCGTCGTCCAGGCGCTTCATTGACTCAACACTGTTCGCAATAATGACTTTGCGTGGCCCGATGCGCACCGTATGCGGGTTTAATACGCCGTCATCCTGCGCAATCCACATGCCGCCGATCTGCAGATCTGCAGCGCGAACGGTATTTTTCATCAGCTCATTTGCAGTTTTAGCATCCGGCAGCGCCAGCGACATTTGGCCGTTGCCATAAACTGAGCCGGGCAGCTTGCGCAGCCGCGGTACTGAGCATGGGAACTCGTGATAGCCTGACTCTTTCATCAGGTGCTTATTGCTCGCATCAATGTGATATGAGGCAAAAGGCATGGCTTTATTGAGCTGACCGGCGCCAATTTGCTTGCGCGGCTGGATGCAGTGCAAAAGCGTGTACTTTGTGTCCGGGCTTGTCTTTGCTGTTTCAAGAACTGAGAAGTGACAATTGCCTTCACCGTATGTGTTCACCATTGTTTCGGCTGTCATTTCCTCTTCATGATAGATCGTATCAATGAGGCCATCTGCGCGGGTTGAGCCGATAAAGCAGCTGCCGATTGGCCAAGACTTAAAGACATAGCCGCCGCCGGCAACGCGGTCGGTATCGCAATACATCACGCCCCAGCCGGCCGTTACAACATCGGTCAGCGTGTCAAAGTTCTCGCTGTCGAAATTTGATGCGTGAATATTGCGCCACATAAACTGGCACACATCTTCGAGCCAGCGCTCACCATCCGTCAGGACGGATAAATCATCCATGCCATCCGGCTGTGCTTTGAACCAAATTGAGTTTGCAGGCGTTACGCCGTTCATGATCATTGACACAAGCACTTGAATAGAATCGGCAGCAGTCGAGTCGTACAGATCAGCCCGCTCAGTTTCGCGCTGGCCTTTTACGTCGGCACCGCTGAAGCTTTGCTGACGCTCAGGCGCGCCGAACCGGTAGCATTCCGCCCAATGCGCTTCAAACTGAGCACGCGCAGATTTAAGCTGATCCAAGCGCATGCAAAACTTACGAGCGTCATTTTCCATTTAGCCACCACCGCCTAAAGTTGTTTTTGTGCTTTCAGGCTTTGCGCCGAGCATGCTTGTGCCTGCTGAATTCGCTGTACGGCGTGCTGCGCGCTTCGCATTGGATTCCGCCGTGGCTTTTTCCGCTGCCTTTTGTGCATCGGCTTCCGGGTCTTGCTGGACTACTTTTGGTTTTCCACACATGATTTAGTCCTCCTCGGAAGTCCAGCCTTTAGGGCCTAAAACAGTGCGCTTGCGTTTCTGCGGCTGCGCCTGTTGATTGGCAATTGCCGGCTGCGCTTTGCCCTGCAGTTCAGCTACACGGCCCAGCATTGCTGCAACGTCATTTTTAAATTTGATCAGTTCGCTTTGCGCGGCGGCCAGCTGTGTGTTGACTTCGGTCAGCTCTGCCGCAACAGCGTCGAATTGCTCTAGCGCAATAAAGCCTTCAGGCGCTTCTGCTTGGCCCAAATCCTCACCACTAAGAATTTCAGCCAGCACATCTTCTGCCGTTTTTTGAGGCTCAGCCGGCGCTTCCTGCTTACCTAATACGGCGTCTAATGCATCTTCTGCGGATGCCGGCGCCGTGGTTTTCACTTCTGCAGCTTTTGGAGTGGTCTTTGCACCTGGTGTTTGTGTCTTGCGTGGAGTAGTAACCATAAAAAAGCCCTATCGTTGGTTGATAGGGCTACTGTGCGGGGTTATGCGCTGCGGTTTATTGGGTATTTATAGCGCCCGAAACTTTCCTAAAAAGCCTTTATTTTTAATGCCAACGTATTGGCACCATCCCCAGCCATCACGCCACCAAAACCAGTCATTGTTGACGTTTTTCCAAGGCGTGCCGTCATTTTCAATGTGCGTGGCATCAGGTAGGGTCATTTGCTCAATTCCCCATCCAGCACCTCAATAAACTGATCACACAGCCCGCCATCTTCGAAAATATCCATCTGGCCAACCGTATATTTGTATGTGCCCCATTCGCCTTCACGCGGCACCCGATCTATGCCTGTTTCAGTGCGCCACAGCTCAACAAAAGCATCCCCGTTGTCATAGTTCGGTACACCGCCGCGTGCCCATTCTGAAACGGTGCTGGCGTTCGCAACCGGCAGCACAAAAGCAATCTTTTCATGCGTCCAGCCGATCCGGCTTAAGTCAAGAATCATGCGCCCAAAGTCAGGACGCTTATAACCACGGCGTTTGACGGCAAATTCCTTAACTTTCTTCTTGGTTTTCAGGTTAATGAAACGCGTGCGCGCGCGAGGAGAGTCTGCATAAGCTATAGAATCAACCGTCATTTCCATCGTTAAATCTCCCAAACCTTAATTTTTATTAGGCCGCCCGGCACTACACTTCCGCGCTTCACAAGCAACTCATCAAATTGTTCATCGTCTTCACAAAAACCGCATTTCACCAAGCTGTCGATTGTCGCTTTCAAGTGATTATCAATGTCGCGCTTCTGGTGTGTTGGAAAGTGAAATACCACTTCCATTTTCAGCCGCGAAGTGAGTCTTAGTGCTGGAATTAAAGCGATAACGACAGCATGAAACTGCCGTGCTTTGTCGCTTAACCTGAACCCCTTGCCGGATTTCTCCCAGTAGTGATTTACAGACGGCGGCGTAGTCGCTATTTCACAGAACAAAACTTGATTATCGGCAGATGCTGCATTTTGCTCTGATTTGACGCTTACGGCGCTTTTCTTCGCCTTATGTACCTTTGCTTGGTTTTCTTCTTTAAGTCGCTCACGCGACAAGCTGGCCTTGTTTCTGTGCGCATTTAAATGCGCTTGCAGCTGTTCTTCACTCCAACGCAGTCCTGACATGCTATAACCACCCCAATGCGAAATTTGAACTTTCCGAACTTCCTGCCACGGCGCAGAATGCGATTAAGGCCCATAGGCAAATGAATAAAACCGTTTCACTGCTCATGCTGCACCCCCACTCAAACAGCCCAGGCTCTTAATTTTTGCAGCCAGTTCCGGCGGGCACGGGATGCCGGATGTGCGCGGTTCATCTTCTTTCCGCTTCGCCTCCTTAGGCGCTATCCACATAATTTGCGTACGGTTCTGTTTTTTGGCTTTGTCCAGATAATCTGTGTAGATATCAAAAAACGCTTTACGCGCTGACTTCTGCCCTTCCGTGCTTATGATTTGCTTAACTTCGTCCAGTGACCGCTTGGCCAGTGTTGTGATTTTTTGGCTATCGCCTCTCAAGAAATTAAGCGCCTTCGCCCAGGCCATTTCCGCAGACCACCAGTCATGATCCTGCAGGCACAGCAGGCGGAAGCCTGGCAATGTCGGGCACCACTTTTCAGACTTCATCAGCTCCAAGCCCTTCTGCAGCTGCTGCGGTGTGATGCCGTCCAGAACTTCGCGCATTTTCTCAATGAGCAAGTCCGCATCGGTTTTCCCATGCACCCGGTCAAACTCTGAGCCGTAAAGTGATTCCATAACCCCCAGCACTTGCTGCGCAATTTCAATTGGAAACGTAATTTCAAAAACTTGGTTGTACTGCTGCACTTCAAACATCGTGATCTTCCCCTCGGATATCGCGCATCTGCTGCGGTTGCTGGTTGTTGTTTTTCAGGTACTGGCCGAATCGGCTGCTGCGCTGCGGTTTTTCAGCCTTAGGCTGATTTGGTTTTGCTGCCGGCTTCGGCTTGCTTTGATCGTTCTCAAAGTTCTTGAGCCAGTTCAGCCAGGTGGTCATCCATTTTTGTGATTGGCGCTTTCCGGCCGTGATGGACCACTGGGCGAGTTTTCTAATCTCGTACTGAATTTGGTCATCGGTGAGTTTTGGAAAGCTGACTTTTGCCTGGGCAATGAAATCGGATTGAACCGGATAAACCTGAGTGAGTTCTCTCAGCGTGAATGATTTTTGATTGTCAGCGTGGTATTCGATGAATTGCAGCATTGATCGGTTCTGCGGTTCGAATTTTTCCGGCGCCGTATTATCTTTATTATCTAAAGAACTCTTATTATCTATTGATGCACCACTACCTGAAGCGCTGGCGCTTTCGTTACTGATGCTTTGGTGCTTCACTAACTGAAGTGCTTCAGTAATTGAAGTGCTTTCATTACTGATGCGCAGTGCTTTTATTACTGAAGCGCTGAATTGCTCAAAATACCCAGCTAATGACACTTCGTTGATCTGATATTTGTTACCAATCCTATTGTTTTTCTCAACAACAGTTATGACGCCAAACCAGATAAGCTCCTTTAACCCGGAAGACACAGTTGCTGAGCTTAGTTTATTGGACCCCTTTAGCACTCCACCTTGTATTTGCCTGTGACTGACGTGATCTGTTTCTTTTAACTGTCCATTGATCCAATCCTCTAGCCGCTCATAAACATTATGTGCAGCATCTGTAAGAAATGGCCTAACTTCTTTACGATACAAGCAGCTAGACATTACATAGCCTTGTGCAAACTTATCGCTATACATGCTTTTTCCAGCCTCTTGTTTGGGCTGCGGGGGCTTTTTAAACGGAATAACTTGTGCGGTATTCATATCTTCACAGCCTCCGCAATTCGTGTTAAATTCGGCATCGGTAAACCTCGTTTATATTTCGGTATGAACGGCAGAAAGGCTCAGTTGTTCCCGCAACTGGGCCTTTTTTGCGCCTGCTGTTTTTGGCAATGGTGCTGCTGTTAATTCAAAAAATGGCGTATCCACGGTATCTGTGGTCAAACGCAGCAGCGATGCGAGATTATTTAAGCGTTCCCGAACTTCAGAGATACTCGAAATGCCTAAACCTCTCATGTGCTCAGATAGGGTTTTATTTTCAGACCTGGCAATTGCTTCCAAGTCGCGCTTTTCTTCATATGTGCATTTGAAGGTGATGCTGTCGGTGAGTTTTTCAGACATGGCTGCACCTACACAGATAGCTTTGCTATAGCTTTAAGCGCTGGACATAAATCAACAGCTTTAATAGCGCCATTTGTGGCAGCCTCTGCACGCATTGCGACGATTGGGGTCATGCTCCAGCGACCAGTCACATAGCCGCTAATCGTTGGTTGCTTCACACCAATAGCTTTTGCTGCGGCAGCCTGACTGCCGAAGTAATCAATCAATTGCTGGTAAGTGGATTTAGACATAATTTTCAGCTTAAAAATATAGGTTAAGCTTAAATAATATTAGTATTCCTATTTATTTTCAATAGGTGAACTAATTTGTCTACTTATAGGCTATCTAATAAAATGAATGAAACTTATAGGTATGCTTTATGGAACTTAAAGACAGACTCAAATTAGCTCGAAAGAATGCTAAAAAATCACAAAAGGAAGTAGCTGACACAATAGGAATTACTCAGCCGACGCTTAGTCAACTGGAAAGTGGAATAATAACCTCCTCCACACACCTGCCCAACATCGCTAGATTGCTAGGGGTTGATCTCTACTGGCTGCAAACTGGTGAAGGTGAAATGATACAAAGTGAAGCACCAAAAAATGAGCTTTCAAATGTCAGGGTTAATGGCAACAAGCTGTATAGAATTCCTATTCTTGATTTTGTGCAAGCCGGTCTTTTTCATAGTGTTGCTTATGATGGAGTTAATGCTAAAGGAGAAACATACACCACCTATGAGGCTAAAAACCCTAAAGAGGTCTTTAGCTTAACGGTTGAAGGCTTGAGTATGGCGCCGGACTTTATGCCAGGTGATGAGTTGATTGTTGATGCATCATTAGCACCCAAGCCCGGCTGCCTTGTTATTGCACAAAACAATGATATTGAAACAACTTTTAAAAAATATAGAGTTACTGGATATGATGAATTTGGGCGTGAAGAATTTGACCTGGTTCCATTGAATCCTGATTTCCCCACACTGTCATCAAAAGACAGGTCTACAAAAATTATAGGCGTGGTGGTTCAGCACATGCGTAAATTTAAATACTAATTGGTGCTCAAGTGGAAACCATAATTACCAGCATACTCATAGCAACGGCTTTATTCTTAGTTGCTAGATTTTTAAAAAATTTTCAGTCAAAACCGAAGGCGAAAAATCTCCATTTCAATGGCAATCAGGCTGCTTTTGAATTTGCCACATTAAGCCATACGGCAAGCTTTCTTCCCCACCAAATGAGTGTTGGAATCGTTCGAGATATTATTGAAAATGGGACAGATAAACAATTTATTATTGAGCTAGCCGACAGTCACGAACAAAAAATTGTCAGTGGATTCAATGATAAAAATGCATCATTTATTCAAATCGGAAATCTAGTTTATTGGGGGTTTGTCGATATAGCGGAAAACAATATTTTAAACATACAGGCTGTCGGTCATGTTCTCGCAACACTCAGCCCAGAGTTTAACCCAAACACCAATAAGTGGAGTGTTAGAAAGGACTTAACCAAATGATTCTCAATTTGGGAACTGCACATATTATAGAAACTACGAACTTGGTCAAACCCTTAAGCTGGATAGGATTTACATCATGAGAAACTTAAATACTCAATGGTTTTTAATCAGCAATTTGAAATTATCGGCTGGGCTTGGTCTTGGAAATCAATGGGGAACTGGTGATCATATATGCGCAAAGTGCTTACTAAAGCTTTAATATTTAAACCAAAAAAGCTAATTGATGGCTGGGAACATAAAAAAGGATTCTATGTTTCAATTGCTGCCGAATCAGCTTTAGCAGCAATTGATAACGCTAGAGAAAATAAAAGATATTCCAAATCATTTAATCCAGATATTTATACTCAATTAAGTAAAGAAAAATTACGGTTTTTGGCTGAGAGCAGATTGTTTGAGATAGAGTCGAGTAAGAACAATTATATAGAATTGATATGTCTAATTGGCGGGCTGGGTATTTTGGTTTACTTATCTGATCTTCTTTTTGTTATTTGGAACTACCCCAATCAAAACTCAGTTCGGCTTTTTTTAATTTTAGCAACAATACTTGGCGTGTTAATTTTTGTATTTTCAACAAAAATGAAAATTGACAAATACCTTGTTGATGATTTTCTCGAAGTGGAAGACGCACTCTATACCATTGAATATGGTGAAAGCCAATATCAATACAGAAGATAATTGAAACCCTATAATCATTAAAAGATAAAACTGCGAACCCGACGCAGTCCTTTGAATCGGGTGGAGGGTAAAATGAATAAAGAGAATGAAGACTGGTTAATCAAAGAGTTAACCAAAGCCAAAATGGCTAGATGGGAAGATGAGCGAAAAGGCTTATCGACTGAAGGCATTTGGTGGGTTCAAGCTTTTCATGAAGCTGAAAAGGAAATCAAGGAAGCTGAAAAAATGCATGCCCGATCAAAACCCACCAGATAATTTTATTCTTGTTTAAAGCTCTCAATTAATTCATTGAGAGCTTTTTTTTGCTCATCATTTTTTACATAAACAATCACAGGATTCTCTTCGGAAATAAATTTTTCTAAATCAAAAACCTGATCAATTGCATCATAGACAGCTAACTTGTTTTCGAAAATAAGTCTTTCAACCATTGTTTTACGCCATGAGGCTAATTGTTCTGCATTCATAACAAACTCCATCCAACCCATCCCTGTGATGGGTTTTCTTTTGTCTATTAAACCCTACATTTAATTTATTTTCAAAAAAATATTAGTTTTCCTATTGACTGATAATATAGGTTTGCTAATATTTGCCTCGTACCCACAAAAAAGCCCCGAAGACTGACAGGAATACGGGGCTTTTTCAAACAACGAGGCAAGTATGAATCAACCCGCACCACATAGCAACACGCCTGCTTTAGTAAAGAACGAAAGCAATACAAAGCCTGTGCTTTACCAACACCCTACCGCTGCAGAAATGCGCACCTCACGCTGGGCAATTATCTGGGCCAATGCCAAAGACTTCGCAATCTTTGCCGGCACAGCTGCCGTGCTTTGGTTCATCGTCACCATGTTTTTAACACTGGTTTTCGGGGGCTGATCATGTCGACAAAAAATGAATGGCAAAAGCTCCGAGCTAGATACAGCAGTGTTGCCAAATATTCAAAAAGACGAGTTTTATCAAACAAAAAAGACCTTGAAGATTTTGCGAACTGGCTTGTTGATCAAGGCGCTGAAATCTTATTGAACCCATGCCAGTACGAATCATTGCGTTTCTATCTAAACAAAGAACTTGGCATTGTTTGGGATAAAGGCACTGGAAATTTGTTGGCTCACGATATGGGCATAGCTTATGAGGAATCAAAACGATGAACGCATTTGTAGAACTCCCAACTGCCCAACTCATTGAAAAAATGAGCAATGATGAATACCATGCCCGCCCTGAATTCAGCTCAAGCCAGCTGAAAGACCTGCTGCGCTCAGGCGCGCACTTTTATTCCCACAACATCATCAAAGAGCATGAGCGGGAAACAAAAAAGCATTTAGATTTTGGAACGCTCGCACACACGCTGTTTTTAGAGCCCGAGCAGTTTCATAACGAATTTGCTGTTATCCCTGCAGACGCCCCAAAGCCGCCAACTGATGCGATGCGTAATGCAAAAAACCCATCAGATGACTCGCTTAAGCGTGTTGCGTGGTGGGATAACTTTGCCGCTGAACACGGCGCGAAAATCACCATTACGGCTGAACAATTGGCCGGCGCAAAACGAATTGCAGAGAACCTAATGAAATTGAGTTCTTATGCAGACATTCAGAACAACTATGGTATGCCGGAAGCAAGCATTTTCTTCACTGATCCAGTGTATGACCTGCAGCTTCGCATCCGCCCTGACTGGCACATTGCGCCCTGCTCCCGCTTTCCAAATGGCCTGCTGCTTGATGTTAAGACTACGCGTGATGCCCGGCCATTCAAGTTCTCAAAAGATAGTGGCGAATTGGGCTACAGCCTGTCCGCATCAATGTACCGTGAAGGCTTTCAGCAGTATTACGGCACGGAAAGCAAACCTGATTTTATCTATTTGGTTGCCGAAAATGTGGCGCCTTTCAATGTCAAACAGTACAGGGCGTCCGACCTATTTTTAAGTGTCGGTGATACGCAGTACCGCAAAGCAAAAGAATTACTGGCTGAATCCCTGCTGATCAATGAATGGGATGGCTACTCGCTGAAAATGGAAGATCTATTCCTGCCGGCCTATATGACCAAACAAGCTTTAGAAAACGATTTTAACTAAATAGGAATTTTAAAAATGAATGCTCAAACTCAGCCTGTTACACGTATCGAAAACCCATTAAGTAACGGTCAAAATCAAATTGTTCGCCATGGTCAGTCAAATTCAGCATTAATTAGCACTGAAAGTCAGCGTGCTATTGCAGAAGTTCAAGCAGCGCTTGCTATTGCCAAAAGCTTCCCGCGTGACCGTGTTGCTGCAGTAGATCGTATTTTAAATGACTGTCAGCGTTCAGGATTGGCACAAGTTGCTGTATATCAATATGCACGTGGTGGTACATCAATTAGTGGTCCAACCATCCGCCTTGCTGAATCACTGGCTCAAAACTGGGGAAATATTCAGTATGGAGTGCGTGAATTATCCCAAGAAAATGGTGAAAGCACAGTTGAGGCTTTTGCATGGGATGTTGAAACAAATACTCGTCAAACCAAAATTTTTCAAGTTCCACATGTTCGCTATACAAAATCAGGAGGTGCAGTAAAGCTTGTTGATCCACGCGATATTTATGAAGCTGTGGCTAACAATGGTGCACGTCGCCTTCGTGCTTGCATTCTTGGTGTTATACCTGGTGATGTTGTTGAAGCAGCCTTGCAGCAATGTGATCTAACACTAAACACATATGCGGATACATCACCTGAAGGGATCCAAAAAATCATTAAGGCTTTTGAGAAATACGGCGTTTCTAAAGAGGCATTAGAAAAACGTATACAGTGTCGAATGGAAGCTATTAAACCTGCTCAAATTGTAAGTTTAACTAAAATTGGAACAAGCCTAAAAGAAGGTATGAGCAACCCTTCTGATTGGTTTGAAATGAGTCTATCTTCAGGTGTTAATACTCAAGAAAACAAAGAGGATCAATCAGGCTTTGCAGCGCTTAAGCGTCAAATTTTAACCATAAAATCCATTGATGAACTTAATGCTTGCGAAGAGCAAGTAATGGATCACGCAAATAAAGATGAACGCAAGCAATTGATGCAGCTGATTAAGGCCCAGGCTCAGAAGTTTCAGCCTGCTGCAGAGGCAACTGCTGCAAAAAAGCCTGAGCCCGCAGCCGAGCAAGCACCGCCAGCTGTGAAAAAACCAACTTCCGCGGAAGTGAAAAAAGGCTATTTAGCCAAGATGCATGAGGCTGAAAGCGTGGCTGAACTGAATCAGCTGCATGAACAGTTCATTATTAATGACGCTTTAACTGGCCCCCACCTGGCGTATTTAAAAGATGCTTACACACAGGCCAAAGAGAAATTCAAGCCAGCTAAACAGCCGCCAGCAAAGGAAGCTCCAGCAGTCAATGAAATCAAAAGCAATGCCATTGCCGGCGGGTTAAAAATCTCTATCCAAGACGCAGCCAATCTTGATGCTCTCACCGCCGTTGCGCAGACCATCCGCGACAGCGAACCAAAGCTGACGCAAGACCACTTGAATGATGTGCTGGATGTCTATGCTGCGCGCAAGAAGCTCCTAGAGGATCAGCAAGATATGTTCGCTGGTGTTCCTGAAGTTTCATTTTTCGATAGCGCACTTGCCCGTATCCGGAATGCCAGATCGCAAGATGACATCAATGAAGTGTATGCAGACCCGGCATTCGATGAGCTGTCCGGAGAAGACCGCGAGCGGCTGGATAAGGAAGCTCAGCAACGTGAATCAGAGCTACAAGACTAATTGCATTAGGCCGTACTGGGTGCGGCCGTTTATAAGGAATATGAAAATGATTTTTTGGATTATGTTGGTTGGGGTTTGTGCGGCTTTCGCCATTGATGCAGATAAGCCAGCAACTACAAATGCGGTGCTATGTGTTCTTTGTGTATTTTGCTTTTCGCTAAGCGCATACATTGAATTTTTCTTGACGAAGAAATAAAGGTGGCGTGATGGATATTCAAAATACAATTATTAGTGCAAAAGTCGTTATCGAGTCTTTAGTGGTATTGCTTGAAAATGAAAATGTAGATATTTCTTCCATCAAATTTAAGGTGGGTAGTGCCTCTGAGGGATATGAAAGCCCTGATATGGATTTTGGAAAATTAATTGATCTTGCTTTGAAAGGGTTAGAAGAAGCCAGAGTTCAAGCGGTGCCGGAATGGGTTGATTACAGCAAACAATCTCCGCGAATTGATGGGCGCTACCAAATGTTTATCGCTGGCGAGCAATTAACAGCTGATTATGAAACACCTTTTGGCTTTTCGAGTGCTGAGGACGGCACCGCTTTAATTCAGGAATTAATTTCACACTGGTCGCTGCTTCCTGAAGCGCCAATGCAGGAGCAAGGCCATGATTAAACAACTGCGGGCCGTCGAATTGCCTGAGGATCTTTGCTGGTGGTTCCACCCAGATTTTAATTCAATTGATCCAATGCGTGACTGTGATGAAGAACGAGGTTATACACCTGAAGAATGGGAGCTTCTTCAGGTAAATGGCAACATCGATATTTGTATTGATACATCTATTGATCTTGGTGAAATTGATCCAAATGCAAATGGTGAGTGGAAGGGATACACACCCACCCCACCATCACCAGAACATTTTTTAATTGCTTCGTTTGATTCTGAGCATTGGGACTGTGCGATTCTTTGGTGGGCTAGAGAGCGATTACCGGAGACTGTAAAGCAAAGTTTAAAGGAGGTTTCTTAAATGGGGTCACTAAAATACATAATCACAGTTGAGGCTGATGCACCGCCTAAAATTTTTTTGGGAACTGAGATAGGTGGCGCAACGGTTATTGGAATGCAGCAAGAGAAGGTTGAATTGGTGTCTGCGGCAGAGATAGCTCAGCGTCATGGTATTTCCGTTGCAACAGTCCGCAGGAGGCTGGCGGTAATCAATCAAGGGACTGAGGGGAAATTTCTCTACAACCCCACCGCAGCATCGCAGATGCTAAAAGATTCACCAAGCAAGCGCGGAAGAAAAAGAGCCAATTAGGCTCTTTTTTTATGAGTTAAACATTTCTACAAGTTCATCTGCGTCCGGGTTGTAGTAAACATTTACAAGCACTTCAATTTTTTTATGGCCAGTGATTTTTGCCAACACTTCTACCGGCAGCTTTCTAATTTTCACCATTCTGGAAATGGCCTCATGCCGTGTGTCATGGAAATGAAAATCATCAATTCCTGAATCTGACTTTCTGCGTTCCCATAATTTCCTAAAAGCATCCGCCGTTTGCGGAATAATCTTCTCATCCTCATGCGGTATGAGTGCTATCAACTCTTTAGCAAACTTAGAAAGCGGCACGTCACGCTTTGTTCCGTTTTTGGTTTTTGGTAAATGCACATAGCCGTCATAAATTTGTGAGCGCTTCATACTGAGAATTTCACCGCGGCGCATAGCAGTTTCAATCGCAAATAGAAATCCCCAGGCGACATAGTGCTGCGGCTTGCTCGGCACTTGATCTATCTCATACTCAAGCAGATCCAGCATCGTATCGATTTCATGCTGCGCAATCCGGCGGTAGCGCGATTCGGGTTTAATTGGCTTTGTGATCAGCATCCATGCATTAGACTCAAGCAAGAACATTTCTTTTTGCGCATACGTGAACATTGCCGAGTAAAGCGATATCTCTTTAAGCACGGTATTCTCTTTTACTTCTGTGCTTCTGCGGTTTCTCCAGCTGGTCAGATCCTGCGGTGTTATGTCATGGATAGACATACTTGCCACGTCACCCAGTTTTCTCTCAAAGGTTTTGTGCTGAGTTAAAATCCAGTCTTTAGACTTAGAATGTTTCCCGACCTTTTCCAGATAAACATCAAACAATTGTTGAAATGTGAAAGATGGTTTTTCGTCTGGATCTTTTTCTTTAACGCCCGCCTTCAGCTCAAGAAGCTTCATCGCAGCCCATTGCTCACACTCTTTTTCCGTATCGCGTGTAGCTGAATGTCGTTTTCCATCGAACATCAACTCAATGCGAAATGCTTCACCCCTTTTTCTGGCCTTTGGTAGTTTCATCGTAGTGGTCTTGGCGTAATTTTGGCGTAAATTATGGCGCATTTTCACCAAAATGCGCAACATTTGCGCCATCTGCGTCAAATTACGCGCAAAAAAAAGACCTACAAGTTATTGATATTAACTGTAAGTCTTTGAAATATATTGGTAGGTATATCCAGACTCGAACTGGAGACCTCTACGATGTCAAAGACAAGCTAAAAACATATTTATCAGTATTTTAATTAAAAACTGACACATATCTGTCACAGATTAAAATACCACCAGCCTGAAGACTGGTGGCAGACAAAATAAACAACTGATTCTACCAAGCCAAAACAATTAATGTTTTTTCTCAGCCAAAACAATTAATGTTTTTTCTCATAATCAATCAATACTTCTGCCACGGCTTTTGCTGCGGTCCAGTATGTCGCGTTGAATTGTGCAAGCTCCACTTCGTTTGAAATAAAGCCAAGCTCAACAATCAAGCCTCCAGCGCTCACAAAACCAAGTTTTCCGCGTGCGGACTGACTTTGATCAATCCAGCCGTCATCACCGCGCAGCCTTGAATTAAAAACATCAGCCACTGCATTGGATAACTGCTGCGCCAGCTCTTTGTCTTTTGGCAAAGCAATAGTTTCAATACCGTAGGCTGATTTATTTGCTGCTGCATTCATGTGAAACTCAACAGCTACGGATGAGCCTTTAACCAGCTTCACCGCTGCTGAAAGCGGCTCGTTCTGAGAGCAAGTACCATCCATTTTTATTTCGACACCAGCTACGGTTAAATAGTGCGCAACAGCATTGCGGAACTTTGCGACCAGCTCAGCTTCTTTGAATTTTCCGTTTACAGCGCCAGGATCTTTGTTGTGCAGCTCAGGCTGCTTTTTTAAACGCGCCAAGACTATTGAGACGCCAACGAACATGCCGATCCATTCAGCGATGTTTTCAGGAATCTTGTTTTTAAGTTCCTGCGGAATCATATTCCATACATTCAAGAATTGCTCTGAAAATAAAATCAGGGCGTAAAAAAAGGCGCTTGCTGCGCCAACTTGAACTGATTTGAGCTTGTAGCCCTGTTTCCAGTTATCGATTAGTTTCATTTTCAATCCTGTCAATTTTCTTGCTTACGAAATGCGTGCCTTTGTAGCCAACCACAGAAGCGAAGCCGACCGAAATAATCTCCGGAAAGCCCAGCCATGTAGTCAGCGACCAAAAGCCCACTGCGAAAAATCCGCACATAAATGCTTCCAGCCAGTCAGCCTGACCACGCTTCTTTGCTGTGCGAAAAAGAGCCATTAAAAAAGCCATCACAAATGATGCAATGGCTATATAAAATGGACTGATTGTTTCAGCGACCTGTTTTGGTAAGTCGTCCATATTTTCCCCTTAATTTTTTGGCAATAAAAAAGCACCCGGAGGTGCATATACGGCTTTAACCGCTTATCAAACCCCAACCATCTGACCTGAGAATACTGACCAATTCGGTGCTGCCTGATAAGCCGCAAGTGATGCAGCTGGCACTTTAAAAACACACCCTGCTTTTAAATTGCTAAATGTCGTTGATGTGATTGATGGCGGATTTTGTGCATTAACTGTTATTGTCTCGCACTTTAATAAGCTATTAAAAGCTGTTGCGGCGATGGCTGTAACAGACTGAGGAATAACTAGACTTAAGCATGCGATTGCGCCACTAAAAGCATTATCGCCAATTGTTAACACACCATTTGGTATGCTAATAGCTGTTAAAGCAGACCAACCGGAAAAGCAATTGCTTGGAATGCTTTTTAAGCCATTGGATATTGCTAAGCTTTTTGCTTTAGGCCAATCATTAAATGCAAACATTCCAAGAGTTGTTACAGCATTCGGAATTAAAAGCGAAGTGGCATTAATCCAGCTTCTGAATCCAGAATTATTGATCGTATTCAGTGAAGATGGGAGTGATAGAGATAATGCATTTTTCCAATTTGAAAATGCACCATCCCCTATCAAGCTTATAGGGGCTTTTATCTCAAGAGATGTCGCCTTATTCCAAATCGAATTATTGTCAAATGGCTGGAATGAATTAGAACCGATTGAGCCGCTTATTTCACTTAAAATTACACCACCTATATTATTCGGAAAATTATTAAGCGTCCCTGTGAATTGAATAATACCGCCGCCAACTGCTTCTGAAGGCGCATGCAATTCTATCGTCTTTTCAGCCCCATCTTTCTCCGCTGTTACGGTGACCTTCTGTCCGCCGGTATAATTTGATGAAAAAGGGACTGTAAAGTCCCCATTTGCATCCGCCACACCTGTGTATGTCGCCATCACTATTCCTCAATTTCGACTGTAATTACTGAGCCTGCAGGCGCTTTCCCGCGGATTCCAGAGCCGTCAAACTGCATATTCGCTTTAAGAGACTCATCCACATTCACTGAAATATTTGCCGCCGGCAAAGTTGATCCGGAAATGCTGTCTTTGCTGACTGAGGCGGTCAAAATTAAGCTGACTGCTTCAACAAAGAAATTATGTTCAAACTTCTGATAAGAATCATACCCGTCACGCACGGCCCAGATTCTCAGCCTGTGCGGCTTGTTCGGAATCAGTACTGAAGCTGGGACTATGTAAGCGCCAGCATTAATGCCGGATGCTGAATGCAGAACTGCGCCTTCAGATGAAACCTCAACTGAATACGTCAATCCTGCTTCAGCTGTTACGCTGCCGTCATGCCATCCAAGTATTTCGCCGCCGGTCTGCTGTACACGGTTTCTATGCACCCAGCTCAACACCAGATCAGCCGTAACAATGCTGGTTTCCGGAAAGTACACTCCATTGATTTTCACGTCAGCTGGCGGATACGGCCGGATCGCTCGGCCGGCGATCTTCACCTCTTGCCCTGGCGCCTTAAGGCTTAAAACGCCGCTGGGCGTTGCTGTCAGCACCTTGACATCAATAACCTCACTGACTGCATATTCAGCCGGATCAACTGTCACAAAATCATCAGCAAAGTAAAGCACTGCGCCAGATGTGTGGTTTTCCGGCACCGTATCCAGCGCGCCCCGCTTCACTGTTAAAATTTTCGCGGCAGCGTCAAATGACTGATAGACCATAATTTCATCATTGACTGTAATCTGGCTGCCGGCTCTCACTGAACCAATATTGCCGGCATTTTTTACAGCAAATGATGTGCTCATTCGGCTGATATTTTGATCCAGAACAGCTGTTTCGCAATACTGAATAACGCCTGACTTTTCGTACTCCCCCCCAGCGCTTGTATACATCAGTGCGTTCAGTGAATTGCTCTGCGGCTTTTTAGCGATTGCTGCGGCATAGCCGATGTCAGGGCTGTAAGCCAGTTCATCATCTGCAGCCTTCTGCCCGTTCAGCTGCACTGCTTCAAAATATGAAAGTTCAAACGCCTTAAATAGCGCCAGCTGCGGCGGAAGCGGAGTTGTATCAATCGGTGTATCAATTACAACACTTGAAGAGAGATTTCTTGAATACGCTACAACTTCAATGAAATCGATTGTCACAGCATTATTAGAGCCGCTGCCGAGATTTATGCTCATGATGCGAACCGGCAGATCTACTATGTTTTTCTGCGGCCAGCTGATCTTTACAATGTCGTAGCGGTTCCACTTACGGGCCGCATAAAATCCGGTTGTAAATGTTCCGCTCCAGGCCGGCGTTGACAGCTGCTTCAGCTTCCACTGCGCAACAACCGCGGCGTTGCGCTGGTTCATGAAATATGGAAATTTAACCTCCTCAGCATTCACGCGGCCCTGCAGGTTTTTGATTGCTGCATTCTCGGAAATTGAAAATGATGAGTCTTTAATCGCTTCGCGGTTGTAATAGCTGACGTTCAGCTGATTGATCGCTTCATCTGCATTCTGCACTTCCAGCTGCAGGCTTTTAATTTTGCTTTGCGGCAGCGCGTGAATTTCATCTTCGGCAAACCAGTCATCGCGGAACAAAACCATCTCATACAGCCCGGTCTGGCGGTTGATGCGCACTCCCGCCTCAATATGCGCACAAAGCTCATTAATTGCATCCATACATGATTTTTCAGTTATCACCCATGAGACACCAAGACCTTCATCATAAATACGATCAGCAGCCTTCATGAAATTCACATCATTCACATCAGATTCCGGCTTATTCATTGCCGTGTCATCCGTCAGAATTTCGCGGATTTTATGAATTGGATTGATGTCCAGCGCAGCAATATCAGCATCAATAACTTTCATTTCTGCGTATTCAAACTTCTCAAAAATCACTGATGCATTCAGGCCGTCCACGTATGAACCACTTTTCTCATCATATTCTTTTTTTGTTCTTTTTGCGTTCAGCTCCACTGCAAAGTATGAGGCGCCATATCCAAAGATTTCAAATGTGATTCTGCGGTGTTTTACCCAGTTGACCACAGTAAATTCATCTGACAGCTGCTTCATGCTTTCTATTGCCCCATCTGTCAGAAAGGTGTAGCCATTGTAAGTATCTCCGGACAGCACAACATGGATTACTGCATGAAACCTCCCTGTTATCTCACTAAGATTGGAAATAGTGTATTTTGAATAAGCCGTCTTGTTTCCGGTTTCATTTGCATTGTGATAAACAGCGCCAAATCC